TAGCACAGCTATGCGACGGGGGGGGTCGCATTGGTACAAGGCTACTTGCGGGGGGTGGGCGGCGGTACTAGGTTGGGGGATGGCCCGTGGGAAGCCGACCAAGCCCGGAGCCGTGGACGTTGTCCTCCACCGTTTGCATCCGGGTCAGCAGAAGATTGTGGCACATTCGGCGCGGTTCAAGGTCGTAATGTGCGGGCGTCGCTTCGGCAAGACCGCGCTGGGCATTCGATGCGCGTGTGATACGGCGATTGCGGGCAAGCTCGTCGGCTGGTTTTCCCCCACCCACAAATACGCGCTAGAAGTGTGGCGCGAATTGCTCAATCGGCTTGCGCCGATTATTGCCAACAAAAGCGAACAAGACAAACGCATTGAGCTGGTCACGGGCGGCGTCATTGAAATCTGGACATTTGACACGGATGACCCGGCGCGTGGACGCAAATACCATCGCGTCATTGTCGATGAGGCGGGGCTGGTGCCCGAACTCGAGCGCGTGTGGCAATCGGCTATTCGGCTAACGCTGGTCGATTATCAAGGCGACGCGCTGTTTTTGGGAACGCCCAAAGGACGCCAGCACGGATTTGTGGTGTTGTTTGCCAAGGGACAAAGCGGCAATGCCGACTGGATGAGCTTTCGCACATCGACGTTGGACAACCCGTATATCCCCATTAGCGAAATTGAAGAAGCGCGCAAAGATATGCCCGCCGCGATTTTCGCTCAAGAGATTGAGGGCATCCCCGCCGACGATGGGGGCAACCCGTTTGGGCAAACGGCAATTGCGGAATGCACCAAATCGAAAATGCCCGATGCCGATGACCCCGACCATATGCCGGTCGTGTGGGGGTGGGATTTGGCGCGCGCGCAGGATTGGACGGTAGGCATTGCGCTGGATATGGCGGGCAACGTGGTGCGCGTCGAACGATGGCAATTGCTCCCGTGGAGCGAAACGGTCAAAAAGATTCGCCAATGCACGGGCGACACGCCAGCGTGGGGCGACGCGACGGGCGTAGGCGACCCCATTATTGAGCGGTTACAGGAATTTGGGGTGCCGATTGAAGGATTTACGTTCGGCAGTAAATCCAAACAAGCGTTGATGGAACGGCTGGCAAGCGTTATTCAGCACAAGGAAATTACGTTTCCAATGGGCGTGATTGCCGCTGAATTAGAGACGTTTACGTACCAGTACACGGCAACCGGGGTGCGGTACACCGCCCCCAGCGGATTGCACGATGATGCGGTGATGGCATTGGGGCTGGCGGTGTATGGGTATGACCGGGTGCGCCCAATGATGCAAGCCCTGCCAATGCGCCCCCGCTTGACAGGTGACCCCAACCGAGTAGAAGATTACTATGGGGAAAACGGCGGTCACGTCGAAGGGTTCGACGCGCAATTGCCGTCGCAGTGGTAACCCAACAGGAGATGGCAATGCGGAAAATGGTGGGCAAGCGTCCGAGCCTGATGATTGCGATTGGGATGAAACCCAAAAACACGGCGTCAGAAAAAGAAGAAAGCGACACTATGTCGGATGACGAAACGCCTGACGGCGACGGGTCAAAGCACACGGTGTTGTGCAAGGTGTGCGACACGACCATCGACACGGAGACGGGCGAGCCGGTCGAAGATGCCAAGAATGAAAAAGATGCACAGGACGAAAGCAAAGACGAAGACGATACAAGGTCTGCGCCAATTGACAAGGGCGAGAGTAGCTATCCGACGCCGGGCAAGTTTGGAGCCGCCGCTGATGCGGCGCGTGGCGAAGATGCGATTAGCCGCGCGCTCGAAATGCTGGGAGGCAAGCGATAATGAATATCAATCAGATTGGTCTTGGCCCAACGACGTGGAGCGTCATTGCCACGGCGACCAACGCGACGGCAACGGCAACCAAGGCGGGCGTTACTATCACCAATACCGTGCCCGCGCAACGGCACGTCATTACGGGATTTAGTTTTTCTGCCAGCACGGGTGCGTACACGGGCAGTCCAACGCTAACGGTCAACAATGGCTCGACCGCCATTTACACGTTTCAGTTGGATAGCACCAGTCACGCCCCTATCAATGTCGAACTCGCCAACCCATTTGTGTGCGCGCAAGGCGCGGCGTGTTCGATTGTAGCCACTGCGCTGGGGTCGGGACTCTTGGCGACGGTGTGCATTCGTGGAATGACGGTCAGCGACTAATTTTTTAGGAGATTTATGGAACTCGTACAGGATGCCCCGCAGGTAGACACGTCCGCCACCAAAACGGACTTCGTACTGACGGCGACAGAATCTGCGTTTGTCAAGATGGTGTTTGAGGAATTTCAAGCGTTGGTAGCGCAAGCGGAAAAGCACCGCAATGCGCGGTTGGCCCCGTTGCTCGAAGAGCATAAGACGGTTGGACAGGTGACGTTTGCCGAAAATGCCGACAAGCGCGTCGTAATGACCGACACGGTGGACGCAAAGTAATGGCACATCACGTCGTCGAGTTTGTGTCTGTGCTGTTCAACAGCCGCCAACAGGCACATATCTTTCACTTGCAAACACGGTCGTTTGCCAAGCATAAGGCGCTCGGCGCGTTTTACGAAAGCATTGCAGACTTGGCAGACAATTATGTGGAAGCGTATCAAGGAACGCACGGCATTGTCACGGGATACACGCCAATGCCGTCGTTTTTTGAGGAAGAGTCTGAGGTGTTGCCATATTTTGATAAGCTGGAACAGTATATTACGGCGGTGCAAGACCAGTTGCCAAAACAAACGGATTTGCAGAATATCGTGGCAGACGTGTTGCACTTGATTCATTCCACGCAGTACAAACTCACACACTTGCAATGACCGCACATTTGTTGTCCAACGCTGAAGACATCGCATTGACGGCGATGCAGGAAGCGCACGACACCAAACAGTGGATACCGTTGCTTGATGTCGGGGATGCGTGGATTGCGGACAAGGGCGAAATGCCGGCGATTGCGGCAACGCTGTATGCAGAAGGGTTGATGGTGGCGGGGCGCGTAGAAGAAGCTGTAGTGTGGGCGGGGCGAGCGGTCAAAGCGATTCCCAAAGATTTTACGGTCGCCAAAATTGCCGCCCTGACCACCTATGGTCGCGCGTTGGCGCGCGCCGGGGATTTTACCCGCGCGCGAATGGCGTTAGCAAAGTCGGCGTGTATGCACACGGACAATGCAGAAACGCAAGAAAAGCAGGGACACATCTTGTGCGCGATTAGCGACAAATGGCGCAAGGGGTGGCAGTTGCAAGAATCGCGATTAGCGGAACCCAGCAAAGCGTTGCCGCCAAATATGCGACAGTGGGACGGAAAAGAAAAAGTGCCCGTCAGTGTGTTGCACGAACAAGGCATTGGCGATGCGGTATTGTTTGCGCGATGGATTCCGATGATTGCCAAACGCACGGGACACCCCGTGACGTGGTATGGCCCCAAGATTTTAGAATCGTGGATGAGCGGAATTCCCGGCGTCACGGTTGGGGACATTGCCAGCGTTGAGCAGTTAGACGATGCCGGTGCAGGCATCCGCGCAATGTCGTTGCCACATTATTTGCAGTGCAATAGCAAATACGATGTGCCCAATCCCGTTGCGCCGACAATGTTGCACACCGTGCGCGACAACCGTGCGTCAAAAAAGACGTTGACGGTTGGCGTGTGCTGGAAGGGGTCAGCAAACGGATGGCACGATTTTGAACGGTCGTATTCAACAGAACAATTTGCGCCCGTGTGGGCACCGTTGAATAACGTCACGTTTGTCAATTTGTCCCACGATGCCGACATTCCCGCCAGCGCGCCATTTGCGCGGCAAAAGTTTGCCGACATTTATGCGGCAGGCGTTGCCGTTGCCAAGTGCGATATGGTGATTACCGTGGATACCAGCATTGTGCATATTGCCGGGTCGTTAGGTGTGCCGACCGTATGTTTGACACCAACCGTTGCCGACTGGCGTTTTGCGTGGCCCCACGGGGGCACGTCGCCATTTTACGCAAGCATAACGGCATTGCGCCGCCGCAACATTCGTGACGAGACATTGCCCGTAGTTGCGCGGGGAATGCTAGAACAACTCTTGCCTGCATTGGTGCGTCAATGATACCGCACATTATCTGGGCGCTTGTTGTGTTATACGCGATTGACCGCGCCGAAAGATTGCTGACGCGCCTTATCAATTTTCGTGACCCGACAGCAAGTGACCCAGAAGCCGTTGTGATTCCCAATGACCTAGAAGCGTTTGCTTTGCTAGAGTCCGAGCTACACGCGCAAGAATCCGTGCGCGATGTCATTCGCGACCGCTACGCAGAGTTGCAAAACTGGAACCTTGTACGCCGGGCGATTGGCGTGGGAACAATTGACGAATGACAATTCCGGGACAAATGATTTCGCCTAAGGCGCTGGAACTTTTGCGGTTGTTGATGACAGCGGCAGAAAATCCCGCAGTAATGCAAAGTGCCCGTGGAATGGCAGAACACGAATTGCCGTGGGCCGGAGCGTTGTCAAATGGCAAAATGATGTTCAACGGAACACGCGAAACTGTTCCCGGACTGGGAACGGGCAAACTTGCCGATGCGTTGTTGTCTGGGTCACCAGAAATGCGTCAAGCATATCACGATGCGGCGGGCGACGTTCCAACGTGGCAAGCCATTGGGCGTCAATCTGCGCCATCTTTACAGGGAACCGGAAGTTTTCAAAAAACGCCAAGTTCCCCGTGGGAAACAAATCCGCTTTCGGTCAACCGCCCATTTGTTGAAACTGCGCTAACCAAACCCAATCTTCGTGCAAAAATTCCCGGCAACGAAATAACGCTCAAGCAAGGGGAATTGCCGTTAGCAAAGAAAATGGAAGCATTGGCGGGATTTGCGGATATGCAAAATGGTGCCGCTGGGCACGTTATGTTGCCGGGCGGCGGCAGTGGATTTTCTGCATTGCCCCGTGGCACAACGCCCGATGAAATGAAAACATTGCTCGACACCTATGCGCCAGCAGGATACTCTCCCGTTGATACGGGAAAGGGCGTTTCATTGATGAATTTTGGTGGAGATTCAGAAGCGGCGTTGATGTCAAAACTGCCAAAGTTGAATGCACAAATGCAACAAATGATTCCAGAGGCATCTGCAATTGTACCTACGCATTTTCAAAAAACCATTCCGCAGGGAATGGGATATTTTGATGCGGGAAAGGCAATTCCAGAATCGGCAGTGTACACAGATTTTAGTCGAGAATTTTCTGAAGGTAATCAAGGAAATCGGTCAGCTTCAAGCAAATTGGCTGATATGTTTAGCGGCAAAGAAAGCAAAGATATTGTCAAAAAGCTCAACCAAAGCGATGCGTTGTCGCAGTCAATGCTTGACCGCAATGCACGGGATGAGGAATTTGCAAGTTTGCTTGGCGTAAAAAATCGCAAAGACATAATGCTTGTTCGCAAGATTATTGGCGAAGACGGATTCAAGGCATTTATGAAAGCCGTGCAAGACGGAAAGATTGCTTTGCCAGCGGCAACAGCTATGATTACTAAGGTTGTTGACCAATACGGCGGAAGCGAGGGAGTCGATACAAATGAGTAGCCCGCTATCGTTTCCAATGGAAATGCCCGACATTGAAGGGCAAATTGAACAAATGGCGCGCGATGCGGCGCAACAGGTGTTGCAACCGGAACTGTCGCAAATGGCAGAACCCAGCAAGGCCAATGACATTGTTGCGCCAAACCCGCCCGATAACATTTCGTTGCCTGCGGATGACCAAGTTCACGCTTTAGCGCGCACGTTGTACGGGGCTGATTTTCCCTTGTTGCTTCCCGGACAAGAAGAAGAAGGACGGGCGTGGGCGTCGTGGGTGCGTGGGCGTTGGGTCGCACACCGTGGAGCCGTTGAACGCCATTTGCATTTAGTCGAGCGCAATCGGTTGTTCCGCATTGGACAACAGTGGGTGTCGTCCCGTGGACGTGGCCCGTGGCGTGAACCGCTCAAGCCCGTTGATACGGCGCGAGTGGTGTATAATATGGTGGACAAGTCGCTTGACCAGCGCCTCCAAATTATGAGCGACCAGCGCCCCGGTTTCAAGGTTGAACCAACAACGGTTGACCCTGAAGAAAAGCGCAAGGCAGAGGCGCGACAGATTGCGCTAGAATACCAGTACGATGAACAAAATATGGACAACATCCGCCGCACCGCAGGATTTTGGGCGCAAACGGATGGCGTGTCGTTTTTGCACACGTATTGGGACGCCGAAAAAGGGCCGTGGGATTCGCGTATGGCGGATGGGCATATGCCCTCCAAGCCGTTGGGTGATTTAGCAACCAAGGTGTTGCGTGTCGAGCAAGTGCGCGTGTCGTCAAATGCGACATCTACGGATACGCCGTATTACGTCATTTCCCGTGAAGTGCTGTCTGCAACAGAAGCGGCGTGGCGGTATGGCGTGAGTGGTGCATTGGCGTCGCACAATAGCGATGCAATTGTTGGCACCAGCGACTTGGCAACCGATGCGGGAATGAATCGTTGGGTGCTTGACCAGACCACGATTGGTGAAGGCGACCGCTTGCGAATGCAGGAAACGGTGGAGCGGTTTACCATTTACGTAGACCGCCACCCGGACTTGTTGCCCAACGGATTGCAAATTGTCATTGTGGGCGACACGATGGTCAGTGGCCCATTGCCATTGCTGTTTGGTGTGATTCCGGTAGTGCCGTTTCGGGACGGGTCGGCTGACCCGTCGTATTACCCGCGCCCCATTATGGAGCAGTGGCTTGACCACCAAGTGCGTATCAACGCGCTGGTGTCCAAGTGGGTAGATTCGGTGCGCGTCAACGCCGCCGGGCGGTTCCTGACCCGGGCAGGCACGATTGTCACGGAAACCATTGTGGGTGGTGGCACATCGTTGATGGAAGTCAATTCGAATCGTGCGTTGGACGATATTATGCGTCCGGTACCCGGATTTAGCGTTGGACAAGACTGCAAAGACTTGCTCGACCTTGAAAAGAAAGCATTTGAAGACGCTTCTGGGTACAATGACACTAGCCGGGGGCAGATTTCGGGCGATGCGTCGGGTCGCGCCATTCTTGCGGCGCGTGAACAACTTGAACGAGTGTTTGCACCGTGCGTTGGGGCGGCGGCAACGGCGTTGACGGCGTGGGCAAAGGTACAAGTGGCGGGAATGGCGTTTGGTTACGACGTGCCGCGCGACCTTGGTGCCGTGGGCAACAGTCGGCCCGACTTGGCACACGCTTTGACCCGCGATATGTTTGATGGGCCGGTGTCGTTGCGTGTGGAACCTGAAACATTGATGCCAATGCCTCGCGTGTATCGTCAGTTTTTGCTGGATTCGTGGCTGGACAAGGGCGTAATTACGCAACAGCAATATTTGCGTCGTCAGCCCACGGCGATGATTTCGGATATGGACACGCCAGACGAAGACCAGTCGGCGCGGGCAAAGCGTATCTGCGAAAGTCTGCGACTCAAACAACAACCGCCTGAAATGCGGTGGCAGGACAACGAAGCCATTCATCAAGACATCTTGGAACGCGAGATTATCCTGCGGGATGACCTTGACCCAACGATTGTGCAAGCGGCACAAGACCGCTGGGGGCAGTTGGCCCAGCAGTCGCAAATGAAACAAGGGGGTGGCCCGCCGCAAGGCGGTACGCCTCCAATGCCCGAAGGAAACGGCGGGCCAAGTCCGTTCCAACCCTCCCCACAGGCACAACCTCTAGCGACGATGAATCCGTCTGCTGGTGGCGCACCGCCCCAGATGGTTCCAACGGGCGTTGGGCAACCACCGCAGATGGGCTAACCGCGCAATGAGTCTCCTGCCTCAGTTATGGAGTTTGCAATGACCGCACCTGTTGGAAGTAGCTCCGCACCGTCAACTGACATCAACGATGTGATGGCAAGCATTGCCGGTGATAGCATTCAGCAAACGATGGATGAGCAGTCTGCCACGCCTGACACGCCCCGCGACGAGCGAGGGAAGTTTGCGCCACGGGAGTCTGCAAAGTCTGCGAATGAGAATGTAGCACCAGCGTATGCAAAGGATGATGCAGAGTCTGCAAATGAACCCGCCAGTCTGCCAGAAGGAATGGTAGCGGTGCCGTCCATTTCGCGGGAACTAGCAACAGCCTTTACGGTTGCTGACGCAGAAGGAGCCATTGAGCCACCCGATTTGACCATTGAGTTCACCGCGAACGGGAAAACCCGCCGCGAGCCATTGGATAAAGTCGTCAAACTCGCCCAATGGGGGGTGTACAACCACGATAAACAGCAACAGGCAGAAGCCGCGATGGGTGAAGCACAACAGCTTCGTACCCAGATGGCGCAATACGACCAAGCGTTACGTCAGTTGCAGACAGAACGTCAGCAATTGCTGTCTAACGACGAAGTGTATTTGAATGCCCGTGCCCAGTATGAACAACAAAATACGCCCGAAGCGCGCTTGCAGATGGAACGTCAGCAAGTGCAGATGGAACGGGCGCAGATGGATTTCCAACAGGCGCAGAGTGTTGGCACCAGTTTCCTTGATACGAAGGTCGAACCCGCACTGGAATTGATTGCCAGCGCACTCCCCTCGGTTAGCAAGGAAGAACTCGCCGCTCGCGTGTTGTTGGTTGCCAATCAGTTTACGGTACAAACGCCGTTTGGCGCTATTATTCACCCGCAAGCGCATCAGAAAATTGCTGAAGCGATTCGTGATGAAGTCGTGCCGTGGGCGCAACAAGTTCACGACTCCCGTAATGCCCAGCGCGACCAAGTGACCGCTGGACACGCGAAAAAGACGGAATCTCTGCAAGTAGAAGCGCAACGTGCCAAGAATATGGCGGCGCGTTCGATGAAACCTACCGGAAACGTCGGCAGTCAAAATAAAGCAAAACGCCCTATTCGCAATGTGGACGATGCAATGAATGACGTGTTGCAATCGGCCCTTGAGTCTGTGGGACTTCGGTAACTTTTTACTCAACGGTAATTTACAATGCCAGCACCTACTGTAATCTCTGATGCCGACCTTAGTGGTCTGCTAAAGAACCTGTATAACAACTATCGTGAGAAGGCGCAGAACCTTGTCACTCCGTTTTTTGCCCAGCTTCAGAAAGCAAAGGCCGGTGGCCCGCGCAATCTGCGATGGGGCGGGAACGGCGCGTATTGGGATGTAATCACGGGCCGTCCGGCTGGTGGCACCATCTCGTCGAGCGGGTATTTCCCGCCCGATACGTTCGCGCAGGAAAAGCAAGCCAACACGGGCGTTGCCCGTGCGTATGTGACCCGCCAGATTGACGGCCTTGCGTTTCTTGGCACCCAGTCCAAGGATGCCGCGTTTGCGACCATCGCAGAAAAGACTCTTCAGGAAATCCGTGAAGCGTCTGCCCTGCTGATGGAAGGCGCGCTCAACGGTTCCGGTCAGGGTGTGCTTGCCACGGTGGGCACCGTGACGGATACCGTGACCATCATCATTGCCAACCCCTACGGCGTCACTGGCGCTGGTCAGGGTTCGCTTCTGCTGGCCCCGGGCGACTACGTTGCCGTCCGTAACTCGACGGGCGCGACCCTGCGCGGCAAGGCGAGCATTTCGTCCATTGCCGTGTCGGGCACGAACTCGACCCTGACGCTGTCGGCGTCGGTGGGTGGTATGGTTGCCGCTGACATTGTGGTCAAGGCCACCACGTCGGATGATGCGTTCTCGGCTACGTCGGGCGTGAACCAAATCAACGGCCTTATCAACATCACCAACCGTGGTGGAAGCTACGGCACCCTGCACGGTCTTGCCGCCAGCACCTATCCCATTTGGGATTCTGTGCGTCTTGTGGCTGGTACGGATACGCCTGATGCGAGCCAGCCGACTGAGTCGGACATCTGGACGCTGATGCAACGTGTGAAGGGCTTGTCGGGTAAAGACCCGTTCAGCCGTCCGCAGGAGTTCCTGCTGATGTCCACGCCGGGTATGGCGAAGGCGCTGATGGAGTCGATGATTGCCCAGCGTCGTTTTGAAGCGCGTGATGCGGCGGTTGAGCTGAAGGGTGGCTACAAGGCCGTCAGCATCTGCGGCATTCCGATGTTTGAGAATTACTACTGCCCGGCTGGTACCATCTATCTCGTCCATCTTCCGTCGATGGCGTGGGTGGATGCGAAGGATTGGGGCTTTGTTGAGTTTGAGGGAGCAGGCCCGTGGCGTTGGATTCAAGGCCGCGATGCGTTTGAGACGACCTACGGCTACTACGGTAACCTTGCGTCGCTGACTCGTAACGCTCACGGTTCTATCACGTCGTACACCAACGACACCACGTTCTACACCCACGTTATCTAACCGATAACAGCGCGGTAGGGTGGGGCTTCGGCCCTGCCCTGCTTCGCAGGGTTCACACAGGAGAACTGGAATGAGTGCTTTTACGTCGATGTTCCGTCCCAAGCCGGGGAATTTCGGTCAGAATCTGACCGTTGAATCCGTTCAGCTTGGCACGGGTGGGACGAGCGTGTCAAATACAGCGACTACGTCGGTGTGTATTGCAACGCCAATGCGGAAGTGCCAGTTGGTTGGCTTGGCTATCAATGGCTTGGTGGCAGGTGCGTCAACGAGCGCCCTGACCATCCAAGGATTCAAGCGCGATAACAGCATTGCATCCCCGGCGGATGTGACGCTGACCGCAACCAAGAGCATCAAGTCGGATGTGATTTCGACTCTGCAAAAGGCGTACACCGTAGCGATTACGGGCACGGACGCGCAGACGATTTTCCAAGCGGGTGACATTCTGCGTATTGACGTGGTGGCGGCGGGCACGGTTTCGACGCAACCCACGGTCAATGTGGTCGCCACGTTTGCGATGATGAACTAAGTATGGGCATCGTGCTAAACCAGCACGGCACCCCGGAGCCGCCCAGCGACCTGCTGGCGCGGCTTCGGCGTGTCCATCCCGCGCTGTCGCTTCGGTGGTCGCAAATGCCGGGACGCCCGTGGGCAATGACGTGGGAGTGGCAGTCAGAAGATGCGCGGTGGGAACGAGTGCGGCAGAGTGAAATACCTCCGGCCTCGGCGTTTGATATTATCGGATACTTGCCAGCCGACTGTCCGATTGACCAAGCAGGCGCATATGTAGAAGCATCCCTTCGCACATATCCACGCGAAGAAGTGCAAAAAGCGCGTCAACGAATGAACCACTGGAACGAAGTGGAACTGCCAAAAGCGCAAGTGAACGAAGTGTTGGTTGATACGATGGATGCGATTGGCGCAGAAAAACGCAAGCCTCGTCGAACCCGCATCATCCCCTCGCCTAGCTAACAATGTCATATACCGTCAGTCAGCTTGTTACCAATACGCGCGAAATGATGGATGCGGCGAACTCGTCGCGGTGGACTGACGCATTTATTACGACGGTGCTGGGGATTGTGCAAAGCCGTGAATACTCTGGTATTCTTGGCGCAAATCCGTATTATCGGTTTGCTACACGTTCTGTATCGACGGACAGCGATGGGTTGATTCCCTACACTGACCTCAATGGAAGCAGTGGAGATACAGCAGAAACATTGTACCGTATTTTGGCAATTGCCGACGGGTTTACGGTGTATCGGCAGACGGAGTTTCGGTCGGTGCCGTTGGCGACGCAAACCAACTATGACAGCCCGTATCAGCGGTTGTGGTACGATGCGGGGTCAAACATCCAGATTTTGCCTGTGTCTAGCAATTTGGCGTTGACCATTACGGTTAGTTATACGCCCCCTCGTCCCGACCAACTCAGTGCATCCAGCGTGACCGTAGATTTTCCTGACGGGCACGAAGTCATTTTGTGGCTAGAAGCGGCGGCAATGTTGTTGGAAAAGGGTGGTGCAGAATCTGAAGCGGCTGACCGGATGCGAACAATGGCAAATCTGGAACGTCAGCAGATGTACCAAGACATTACGCGCCGTGCCGCACGTCCGACGTATTTTGGGTACCCTGACCTCGCCGCAGAATGGGGCGGAATGGGGATGTGGTAATGGCGCGTCAGCCCTCACAAGATTCCCAACAAGGATTTTCGGGTGGCTTGAACAGCACGTCCGACCCAAGCGCCGTTGCTCCAAATCAAATGGTGCGGTCTGACAATGTGCGCCTTGCTGATTATGGAGCCGCCACCAAGCGTGGGGGCACTCAGCGCATCCACACAACAACGCTGGGCGCACATAGCGTCAAAAGCGGGTATGCGTGGCGCAAAGATACGTCAACCGTGTACGGGTTGGTGCAGTTCAACGGCGCAATGTACTCATTTACGTGGGGCACATTCCCGCGCACGTTGACCAACATTGGCGTGGTCAGTGACGTGGCGGTGAGTGGCGCGGCATTTCGGGACGGGTCGGCAAACGTGGTGTATCTGGCAAGTGGCGGTGCGCTCAAGAAGTGGGATGGCACCACGTTTACCAGCATTGCGACCGCCGTGCAAGCCACGGGCGTTGCCGTGTATCACGAACGGTTGTGGGGGTGGGGCGTTGCTGGGTCGCTGGATTCGGTGTTTTATTCGGCGCTCGATAACGGCGATACGCTGGGCGTCGGCGCATCCAGTGGTGGACAAATCATTGTGCGCACGTTTGGTCAGCGCAACATTGTGGCGTGTGCGGCGGTCAATACGTCCTTGCTAATTTTTCACAATCGCGGCATTTCGCGGTTGACCGGATATGGACAAAACGAT